TACATTAGTTGACCAAGTACCCTGCATTGCTGCTTCAATGAATGCGTCATAGTTTGCTGGACGAAGAACAACTTCAAGTGAACCTTCTGTCGCAACATTGCCACGACGAGCATACGACTTCTGACGATTGGATTTAATCGTAGGGTCGCTGATTGCTGCTGGATTTAATCCACCAGTAAAGTTAACGAAGTCAAGAACTTGTGTTTGTGGAGTAGCAGGAGTCGTTCCATAAGTTACCTCTGGAATGAACGCTAACTGTACTCTTGAGCCTGCAGAAATGGTCATAATTATTCTCCAATATTGGAATTGTTAAGGGTGTACACCTAAGTTATATTTATTCGTTTGCACGCCACTTAAGCATTACTGGGATGGTGTAATACTGCTCAATACGAGTGCCTGCTTCTCTCCACGAGATTTCAATGTGAACGTGGGTGCTTGTCCCCATCAAAATCAGACCACGAGGTACAGTAGCAATAATTGCATCTGCCATTGCATTTGCATCTGCTGTGCCTTTGTCTGCTGGATAGAAAATATCAATTTGCGCAAGTCCAGCCATGCGATTCATGCCACTTAAGCCAATCGTTTCCTGAATAGTCCTCGATGGCAATAATGTGAATCTGCACCACGGTTCACCTCCGACAGGTGATATACGAGTGTTTTCCATCTGAAACAGAGGTAATCCAACAGTTGTGGCAACCTGTGCTTCTAGTAAGTTTTGTACGTCTGAGAAATTCATTTGATGCCCGCCTTTTCTTTTGCCACAAGTGCAATCTGTTCAGATTCAGCAAGTGATGTTCTAAGCATTGCTCTTGGTGCCATTGTTGGAGTCCCATACTCCACATACCCTGCATAAGGCTGAGTGTTATAGACCCAAATGGATGTCTGCTTTAACTCGAAACCCCAGCCACCTAATAAAGCACCTGTTCGAACTGGTGTTCTTTGTCTTGTTCTTTCTAGTAACTCAACCCCATACTCCATCTTGAATCGACGTAGTTTTGTATCGAGTTCAACTACAAAGTTGTCGATGTCTCCTGATGCACTCATTACTTCACCGTCAACTTGTAAAGGATGGTCAATTTGGCTGGTCGAACCACTTCAATAACTGTTACTGTGAATACACCGTGCGAACAAGTAAGAGTGTCACCAATTGCAGGTACTTTCTTCATTGAACCCGGAGCAAGCAATATCTTCGATACAGAAGTTGTTCCAGATATAGGTGTGAATTTACGAGCATCCAAGTCATTCATATTTGATGTCGCAAACACACCAAAGAACTTGCAAAGTGCAACTCCATCACGTGCAAGTCGTACTTCAATGCCAGCATCAATAAGTTGTTGCTCTGCCTGTAATTGAACAGCCTTGTAGTCCATACTTACCTCACAAACTTGATATAACCACCATTCTTCAAAACTGGTCGTAAAATCAAAGTAATTATGTAAAGTGGGTCTGATGCATATCCAGATGGAGCAGCAAAGCTACGAGTTGTCTTGATGACATCCACTTGAATGTCTTCAGACTTAACCATTGGGTTCGGTTGTGCATACGGATCAATTTCACCTCTGTCTAATACGACAGCAAGTTCAATAGTTGCCTGTACTACTTCAGGCGGGATAATCTGTGTGTTACGTGGATTTCCATCGGAGTCGATGAAGTAGAAATATCCATTCTCATCTGCTGAAAAGGAATATCCTTCTGAACGTGGCCATCCAAGCAATTGTGCAGTTGCAATCTTGCGTGCAATAAACCTGCCACCATACAATCTATCAATTGCTACAGTTGCACGCTTAAGTAATGTTTCTGGGTCTGATAATGCATCAAGGCCTTGTGCTGCACAATAAATGGCAGCATCTGCGACGGATACATAGGAATCGGTGCCGACTATTAGTGACATAGGCTTTCTCCAATAAAAAAGGGTGACGTATTGCTACATCACCCTCTATTTACATAGGAATTAAACTGTTAGGTTTAAACCGTCACTGACTTAAGCATTGCGATACCCTTGATGTTGTGAACAGCCAAGCTGCCGTACATCTTGAGACGGAAGCGTGTAGCATCCTTGTCAGCCAAGATGATTGGCTGTTCTGCACGGAATAGGTCACCCGTTGGAACAACCATTGCAAGACCCTCTTTGCCGCCTTCTTCCCAGTTACCAGCATAAATGTTGGTCTGGTTTCCAGCAGTAACGCCATCGACGTCTGTCGAAATGTAGTCATTGCGGATGAAAGGAACGCCATCGTAAGATGTGAAGTACTTGCCGTTCAACTCTACAGTCGTAACACCACCAGAGCTACGTAGCAACGCTTTAATTGCATTTTCAGCAGCAGCATTACCCATAATGAAGTCAACATTGCGACCCTTAGACTGAACCTTTGAAAGCAATTGGTCAATCAAGGAGAATGTCAATGCAGGGTCTGTACCTGTCATGTCCATAAGCTGGCTTGCGAAAGCAGCATCAGCCAAAGCAGCGTCAAGACCGTCAAAGTCGTTTCCACCAACAGTACCAGCAAGTGCAAGAGCTTCGTACTTACGAGCGATACCCTTAGCAGCAGCCTTTAGAGCCATTGCAACTGGATCGTTACCAGCATTAGCACCGGAACCTTGGGCAAGGTCGATACCCAAAACGTCGAACTGACCAGAGATACCACGAATCTTCAAGGCAATCTTTGAGTGAGCCTGTGCTGAAGAATCAGTGATAGCACCGTCTGTGCCGATTAGTTGACCGTCAATACCCGTTGCTTCACGATTGAAGACATACGAGTTACCAGCTACAGTTTGAACTGGTAGCATGCCAACGAAGTCGGAAATAGTTACGACTGTTTCAGCCAAACCAGTTTGTAGGTCATCAAGACCAAGTTTGCTCATCTCAGCAAATGTATATAAAGCCATGTTAATGCTCCTTTAGAGTGAAAAGTGTTTCGATACGCCACGTCTTAATTTCTCGTCCGTAGACAATGAAATGACTGGCTTGCCAGGTTTCTTTGCACTTGTTCCTTGCGATGCTTGAAACAAATGTGGTGCTGCAGTTGCAAGAGTTGCCATCCAACTATCTAAGGTAGGTTTATTTCCCTTAGCATCGAGATTGGAATCAACTGCTACCAGTTTTCCATCCTCTACTTTGAATGCACCTCGTGCTCGTGAAAGCACATCTTCAAGGGCAGTATCGCTAACACCGTTTTTGAGTGCTGCACCTTTAACTTCATCAGATAGGACACGATTGCTTAGGTTATTTCTTTCCTTAGTCAATCCATCCGTTAATTCTGCAATTTGCTGTTCAAACGTCTGCTTCATAGTGGCAGCACGCTCAAGTGCAAGTTGTTCTACTTTAGAATTGATTTTGTCAGCAGAAAAATCACCAGACTGAAACATAGTTTCAAACTGTGCGAGTTGGTCTACCTTCTTCTTCAATTCAATATTTGAATTACGAAATTCTGTTACCTTTGACTTAGATTCTTCAAGTGCTGATTGAGAAACTGCTCCCTCAACCTTCAATCTGAATTTTCCACCTTCAATAGGTTCGTAATACGCTGCAAGTTCCGCCGGAACTTCTGTGGTTTCTAGTTTTAGCAATTCATACCCCCGGTATGGTTGTTTATGGTGGTTTATTTATACAACTACGTCGACAGGTTGAATTTCTGGTGCCTTACCAAGTGCAGCAAGTTCCAAGTTAACATCCATAACGATTTCACCGTCATATAGTCGTGCAAGTAGGGTATCAAGAGTAATTACTCCTGCTGTGTATGTTTGAAGCAATGCCGCAATATCTTGTGGAGATAGTTTCGAGCCAGCAAAGTCACGATTCAACTCAATAATTGGTTCGACTGTGCTGCCTGCCCACTGGTTGTAAACAGATAATGCTTTCTCTAAACCAGTTTCAAGTGAGTTAGTCAAAGTAACTAGAATTGCTGATTCTGATGTCGAACGGATCTGAAGTGCTTCAGCAGATTCAATGCCACGCTTAGAAGCAAGTAGTCGTGAACCCATCGAGAACATTCTGTCTTCAATCTTCGAAATATGGTCACTTATCGCAGCCATGCCAGCGCCACCAAACTCCAAGTAACCAACCTTGCTGTTTTCAAGCAAGTGAATGAACTTCTCTGTGCCGATTGATAGTTCCGTAGGTTGCGTGCCATCCATTGTGTAAATGTCACCAGCAATCCATGGCGTAGGCAATGCTAAGAAGTGAAGTCCATGTGCATAATCAACTGATGTCTTGAAGTGCTCAATATTCAGCACAGCCAAGTTATATAAAGGTGGTGCACTGCATTCTTCCGTGTTGTCGTATGGAGTTACGAAGAAGAATGGAAAGTAGTCAAGTCGCTGACCTCTAATTAGCGGTTGTGTTGTTTCTACAACTGCGTATTTGCCACGTGCTGTTTCCTTCCAGATACGCACCTGATAGAAGCCTGCCTCATCGAAACAAAGTTCCCGCCATGATTTTTCCGACACAAGTTTGTATGGATCACGCTTATCACGCACAAGATGTTCTTCTTCAATGACAATAAATTCATCGCACCAGTTGATAATGTTCTCAGCAGAGTACGTGACCAGTTTAGGTGTCTGTTCTTCATTGCAGTAGTCAACATACAGGCCAATGCGACCACACAGCAATATTTCCTGATATGCTGACTGAACAAACTCATCGAACGAGTTGTTATCTGTCTCTGGCTCATCACCCACGACACCCTGCAGTGTGTATGGCTTACGCATTAACGCACCAAGCAATGCCAGTGTCGTTCGTTCCACAATGTTGTAATATGCAGGTCGATTTACACGTGCTTCAAACTGTGTGCGTGTTTCACCATTCAAACGTGGTACAAACTCTTTAACGTCACCTTCAAAGGCATCGTCGGTAGTGTCGGCACGCTCAGATACCTCTGGGTAGTCTGGGTGGGGGGTATTAATTGGCATAATTAGGCTCCTGTTAGGCGGATATTTCCTGAACCACCGCCCCGCAGTGGATATAAGCTATAAATGAAGTACCCAAGTGCATCTAACGGACCGTCCACAAATGTCTCATTAATCCCGAGTCGTTCATTCTTCTCAGGCTGACCATTTGCGTTATATGTCTGTTTCATCAATGCTTTGGTTGTTCCTTTACATGTTGTACTATTTACACGCAGTCTTCTTTCGGCTGCACCATTCATGAACATTGCATTAACAGATGCAACACGGTCCTTAATTAAAGGGTGTGTACTCATTGCCCGTACAGGTAGTCCAGCCTTCCGTAGTTGAACAATGTCTGTATCTGTAGCAGATGATTTGCGCTGTGTGCCCGCAGGGTCTGGATATATGATTAACTGTCGTCCGAAATATCGTTCCTTGATTTGCTTAATCATTTCTTCAGTGTTGTTAGCGCCAATCAGCTCGTCAATGATATGTACCTCATTTCCACGAATAATTGCACACGTTGCAGCCATACCAGCATAGTTAAAGTCCATACCGATATGGAGTGTTTCACCCAAGATGACATCCGCCAGTGTCAGATTCGAGTTGTTCAACACCTTATCGAAGGTGTAGTAAACAGTCTTACCCTTAAGATTTACAAACTCACCATACATGTAAGCCCTAACCAAATGTGGTGGGTACTGTGATTCCAGTTCTGCTATGTACTCAGGAGGCAAAAATGGATTGTCATAGGTTGACGCTCTAATTATCCTGCGAGATGCTTTCAACTCTGGCTTCTGGTCAATGTCATCTACGAAAAACTGCCACAAGAAGTTATGTCCTTCTGGCGTACTAACTGCACAGCCTTGAAAGACATTGCCTTTACGCAATCGACTGGATAGCATCTGCCATGCAGCCGCTGCAAGGTCTGGTTGAATCAGGTCTGCCTCGTCCACCCCAAAAAACGCTGCATTAATACCAGCAGCACGTTTATATGACTCAGCAGCCAATACGTGTAGACGAGTCTTCTTATTCGTGCCTGTAGCAATATCAAAGACAAGATTTGATTTGTTGTACGTGTACTTTATTTCATAGTCACGTAATTGTTGCTCTATCTCAGGAATTAATACTTTCTGAGACATCCCATAGGTTGGGCTTAAAGCAATGCCCTCATGACCAGCATTCATGAGGGATAGCACAATCAGTTTAGTGGCTAAGACTTTCGTCTTACCGCATCCATAGCCACCAACAAGGGCTAAATTCCTTGTGGTGTTATCTTGTACAAATTCTGATTGGTGTGTAAAAAGTGAGAGGTCTAGGTTCACTGGATGACATGGCCAGCAGTGTATACATTGTCTGACCCCTGTACCATTGCAGTGTCTGTGTCCTTTCCAATCACATTAATGTTGATTTGGTGTTCCTTAGACTCATCTATGGAAGCCACACCTTCATGGACTGGATTCTCTGCCTGCTCTGCGAACTGCTTTCCTAAGAAGAACTTCATCACTGGCAAGTCCGTCATAAACGCAGAAGTAATCTGGTTACCCTGAATCTTCAACTTCAATGCTGCCACTGCTTGGTTCATCACAGATGCATACTGTGCTAACTCTGCTACCTTTACGTCAAACAGTCTTGCGATATCCTTAGGCTTTGCACCATTGTTATAGGTCAAGCCGAATACGATATTCTTACGAGCATTGTCGTCAGCATCTGTCCAATATG